GAATGATAAAGATATGATTAACATGATGAAAATTGTAACTTCCGATTCTGGTGATAGAAAAATTTCTTGGTCTTCGGGGGCTGTTGCACAAACTGCTTTAATGACAAAAGAAGAGCGGGAAGAATATGAAGAAGAATACATTATGAATCTAATGGAAGACCCAAATACAAAAATAAAAGCACCTTCATCATTTAATTTTACTGGTTCAATGATTAATATTAGTAACCTTCCTGCAAATAAGTTCGATAATGCTATTAAATCAAGAGCGATATTTATTGATTTATACCTAGCGGAAAGAGATGTTATCAGAAGAATGTATTCTATTAAACAGATGCAGGGAAAAGATGATAAAATCATTAGAATGCAGGGAAAAGATGATAAAATCATTAGAATGTTATTAAAAGCATTAGTACCCGATGCTGAAGATGCATTGGAAGGCAAAGGTAGATATGCTGGTGAAGTACATTATATGACCCCAGAAGAAGCAAGAAAACATAAAACATTAAATATGCGTTCTTTAGATATAGCGGAAGCTCTTTATGAATCAGGTGTTAAAGATTGGGAGCGTATGTCTGGACTCTACGCATAAAAGGAAAATAATGGAATCAGAATATAAAAAATTAAAAGACAAAGAACCAAAAAAAGACCCTGAAAAAGAAAAGGAAGAATTATTAAAAAAAGTAGAAAAGGGCGACAAAGAAGAGAAAGAGCCAAACGAAAAGGAAGGTTCCGAAGATAAAAAATCCAAAAAATCAGAAGACCCTGAAACAGAATGTGACCCTGAAAAAGAAGATTGTAAAAAAGATGAATCTATAAATAAACAAAAAGGGACAAGTATGAAGTTAATATTAGAAGATTCGTTTGAAACTGAATATATTACAGAAATAAACGAATCTACTGGTGAAAAAAACTATATTATTAAAGGTGTAGTTTCAACTCCAGATAAAAAAAATAGAAACGGCAGAATTTATCCAAAAAATATTTGGGAAAAAGAAGTTCAGCGATATATAAACGAAGATATAAAAAATAATACTTATAATACTCTTTCTGAATGGGAGCATCCATCTAGAACATCTGTTGATCCTATGAAAGCAGTAGCTAAGTGTAGAAAAGTATGGTGGAATGGAAATGAAGTGATGGGGGAATTTGTCATATTAAATAACAATAGTCCTGAAACTTCTCAAATAAAAGCTCTTATAGATGCTGGATTGCCTATTGGAGTTTCAACCAGAGGCGTTGGAAAATTAGATAGAAATAATATAGTAGAAGAATATAAATGGATTACTACTGATCTTGTTGCTAATCCATCTAACCATGCTTCTTATCTTAAGGGTTTAAGAGAGTCTGGATTTAATGAAGAAATGATTTTAGAAAATAAAGAATTTAATATAACAGAAACAGGCGATATAATCTGTGATGAAAATGGATGTAAGATTCAAGAACCAAATGAAGCAGATCAAGTCATAGAAGTATTTAAAGAATATACATATAAAGAACCTGTATTAACAGAATATCAAAAACTTGCTCAAGAATTATTTAATAAAAGTAAATTAGATGAATCACCTGTTGGTCAAATTGGTAGAACAGGATATAAAGATGCAGAAGATTATATCGCTAGAACATCAATTAAAAAACAAATCCGTGAACTACTTAAAAAAGTAGGAGGTAAGACGGTTCTTCTTAAATTGTTAGACACCATGAACGCACAACCCCAAAATGAAAAAATAACTGAAGCGTCTGATAGTGATATTGTTAAATTTATTAACACTATTGAAAAAATTCAACAAGTTTGTAAGTCTAAAAAAATGGAAGCAGCACTAGATGAGGTCCTAGATCTTATGGATACTGAGTGTTAAAGGAATAAAGTGATTTCAGAACAAATGAAAAAAAGTCTTATGGTATTAGCAAATGTCAACGAGTACAATAACACTGAAAGAGGTGTAAATTTTACTTTTGAAAATTCTTTAAAATGTAATTATTGTAATATTATAGAATATCATGATAAATACATCATAGAATTTCGTAAGAAAACTGATGATATAATTCAAGGAAAACAAAATAAACTTGTATATGAAGATATCATCCCAAGAGAAAACTTACAAGAAACATTTGAAAATATAACCGGGATTTATATATCGTATTTGGATACATGATGAAATTTAAAGATTTTAATTCTATACCTATAGCAGAAAATATTACTAAAGATGATTTTATACAAAAAATCAAATCATATAGTACCATAGATGATGCTTTATTGGGATTACCAGATGAATATATTGAGTATTATATGATTAATATGAACAGCCTTAATAAAGAACTTAAAAAACTTAAAAAATTAAACCTCCAAGAGGAAGAAAAAACTTTAGGATATGCTCCTGCGCCTAAAAAAATTATTAAACAAATTAAGTACAAAGGGCAATATATAACTGTAGAATATGATCCAGAATTACAATCATGGTTTCCAGCAATTAGATTTAGATCTATAATGACTGCTTTGAAATATATTAAAAAACAAGTAAATTATTCTGAAAAGGATATTTAAGTTTTATAAATAAAGTATTAATTAAGTTAGACTTAACTGAAATGTTAAGCATGAAAAAGTTTGAAACTGTAAAACAGGACTTAATAACAAAGTCAATCCAAGACTAGAAAGGAATTAAAATGGAATTAGAAGAAATGTTTGAATCAATGGACATTAGCCAAGATAAAAAAGTTGCTTTGCAAGAATCTTTTGACAAAGCGGTCCTTCAAAAGACTACTGAAATGATGGAATCTTATGTAGAAGAAAAAATCCAGGAAAAAGAAGAAGTCTTGAAAGAAGAATACCAAGAAAAAGTATTAATGCTTGAAGATTCTTTAGATGGATATTTAGATACTGCTATTGAAGACTTCATTCAGGAAAATGCGCCAAGTTATGAAGCACAAATCAATGACGAAAAAGCAAAAACTTTACTTGAAATGTTTGATAATATGGTAAAAGTTGTTGGTATGGATATGGTAGAAATCAAAGAAGCAAAAGCGGAAAGAGATCAAGAATTTCTTGAATCAAGCGATGTTTATATCAATGAACAAAAAGTTGAAGAATTAACTGATAAAGTCGCTCAGTTGACTGATAAACTTGTTGAACAAAAAAGAGAAGCAGAAAAATATCTTCAAAGTGGATTATTAAACGAACTTAAAGAAGGCTTAACTATTCTTGAAGGCGAAAAATTTGAAAAAATTGCTAAACTTGTACCATTCGAAAGAAGTTCTAGTTATTTAGATAATCTTGAAACACTTAAAGAATCTATCTTAGATTCAAGATCAGACGATTTCCAGATGGATAAAGAAACAAGTCTTCCTAAATCAGCATTTACGCAGCCAGAGCAAGTAAGCGTTCAAGATGCACTTGATTTTGCAAAGTATGTTTAATCTTAAACGATTATAAATAAAGAAATGTATAAGTAGAACTGAAAAGAGCATGAAACCTATTTTAAAATAGGACTTATATAATGGAGGATTTCCTCCAAACCAAAAAATATAAAGGAAAATAAAATGAACGCACAATTTAAATCACTTATTGAAAGTGAAAAATATGCAAAACTTGATGAAAATCAAGCGAATACATTAGCAGCTGTAATGGAATCTACTGCTAAAGAAACAGAAAGAATGATTGCAGAAGGAACTATTGCAGCGGACGTCGCGCAATTCACACCATTCCTTATGCCAATGTTAAGAAAGGTTTATCCTGCTCTTATCGCTAACGAATTACTTGGTGTTCAGCCTCTAAGTGGTCCTACTGGATTTATCTATTCTTTAACAAATAGATTAACTGGTTCTGCTTCTAACAGTTTAACTAAGCCTGGCACAAATGATGGCGTAAATGGCCCTAGTCTTTATAATAAGACAAATGCAGCAACTCAAATTGTTTTAATTGATGATACTGCAAATGGTGTCCCTGTTGTAGGACAAGGTATTACAATTTCAACTGGTGTTCTTACTGGTGCAGCGTATGTTCCTGGTGCAGACGAAGGTCAAATTGTTTATGTTGAACCTGCTATTCATGGTGCTCTTGGTTCTAACTCACCTGCTGGTCAAGTAGTTGATAACTCAATTGGTGGTGCTGTTGTTGGTGCTCAAGTTGGTAATTTATGGGGTACATTAATTGAACTTCCTGGTAACACTTACTTTGGTAGAGGTGTTAGACTTGTTGGTGGTACAGGTGATGTAGCAGCTGCATTCACAGGTTTAGCAGCATGGGATAAAATTCTTCCTAATTATTCAGGCTCTTATACTACAGCAAACGGCGAAACTCGTGGTGTTGTTGGTAACGAGATGAATGAGGTTGGTATTGCAGTTGAAAGAACTCAAGTTGAGGCAAAAACCAGAAAACTTAGAGCAGAATATACAATTGAAATGTATCAAGATCTTAAAGCAATGCATGGTGTATTAGCAGATCAGGAACTTATGAACCTTATGGGTTATGAAATCAAAGCGGAAACAGACCGTGAAGTTGTTGATTTTGTTAACTCTAGAGCAGGTTTAGAGTCAGACTTCTATATGTCAGGTGGTTATGGTGCAGTAGGTGTTCCTGCTAACTTAAACGCTGGTAGATGGGAAATTGAAAGATACAGAGCGTTAGCAATTAAAATTTCTGATATCAGTAGAAATATTGGTAGATTAAATAAGCGTGGCGCAGCAAATAAATTGCTTGTATCTCCAAAAGTATTGACAGCACTTGAAGCAATTGGTGGTTTCACTACTGCTCCAGTTGATTCTACAGTTTCAACAAGTAACTTGAGTCCAGTTGCTGGTAGATTTGACAATAAATATAATGTTATTGTAGATCAATATGCAGATAGCGGCGATTATGTTACAGCATTATACAAAGGTTCAAATCAGGATAGTTTGGGAGTTTACGCTCCTTATACACCGGTTCAAATCCAAAAAGTCACTCATGTAAGCACTGGTCAACCAGCACTTATAGCAATGACAAGATATGGATTAGCAGAAAATCCTTGGGGTGCTCAAAATTATTGCACAACTATGGGTGTAGATTTTAACTCAACAGTTTTATCTTAATCTGTATAGTTACCCTTCGGGGTAACTTAATAATTTTTTAAATTTAAAATGTTATAATATAAATTAAAGAAAACCTTAACCTACAAATAATACTCCGGATATTTTTTCATAGCCTTAAAATCTTCCAAATACCACTTAATTATCCTACCAGGCACCAAGTTCCCATTTTCTAAAACATTAACTAAAGTATCTTTTTTATATGCTAGTGGTTTTCTATGTATCCTGAATTTTTTCCCAAAAAGATGACTATTTTTACTCAATAAATGATTTCTGTAATTTTCTGTCATTTGATTAGAATAATCTCTAATTAACATATCCTTATATACTTCTTTTTTGACTACTTCAATCAAATAATAACCGGATTCCATTAAATTATCCTTATGTTATTAAATTCTTCATGATCTGGATAATAAAACTGTTTAGCCATATTTTTCATTATTTTTTTATTGATAAATTTATCCTTGGTATTTCTAGCATAACATTCATCAATAGATACAGCAAATACCAAAGCATTTTTAATATAATTTTTAACTAGCCATTTTTTTCTAGTTTTTTTAGACATATTGGTCATATCAATTATAATATTTTCTTTATTTTTTACTGCATTTTGAAAATTAGAATATAAAGTTTTATCTATATTTTTTTGATCTTCTTTCGATAAACTATTCCATTTTTCAGTATAATTTCTGCCTGGATAACTCATAACAATATCATCTCTAGAAATTATAGTAGAATTTTTAAATTGACTAGCAAAAGTGGATTTTCCAGATCTGGGTAATCCGATCAGAACAGTAATAACAGGCAAATTTGGATCCTGATTTATTTCTTCAGGATAAGTTTCGATAATTTTATTAAAATCACTGTATAATTTATCCATAGGTTCTTTCTCTTTTTGGATTCTTCCATTATGATCATACTTATAAAACTCAAAAAGATTTTTTAATTGAGATTTACTAAATCTTTTTTGCAATTTTTCATAATTTTTTTCGGGGATTCTGTTATCTTCTATAAAATTATAAAAATTACCATGGTTGGCTACAATATGAATAACTGAATCCTTTTCTTCTTTGCTTATATTATATATAGAAAGAATATGATTAACAAAAAAAGTTGATACACCCTCATGATTAAAAAAAGATCGTCTTTGATTTGTTTGATCTTTTTTTGTTTCTGGTTTTCCTACATCGTGACACAAAGCCGCAAGTTTTTGAACCATAGAAGCATTTTCTGCTTCTTTCATCACCAAAAGAGTATGTTCCCAAATATTTTCTAAATGATAAGGATTATCATAAATTCCCATATAACCGTGTTCTGTATTCTGCATTTGTTTATATAATTCATAATTTGAATTTTTAAATTTTGAAATTATTTCATAGATTGTCATTTTTGTTCCTGTATTTTTTATCTAGTGTTTTATAAAAATTGGAATTAATAATTTCCGCTACCAGAATAATTATCCATATAATCAACCAAAAAACTACAGTAAGAAAAATAACTCCCCAAGAACCTAATGAAATTACAATAGCTTCCGCTATACTTACATTTTGATTATACAACCAAATAAAAATAATTAGGGCACCCAATAAGTACATTATAATCATATTTTCTCCGTTTCTTGTTTAAACCAATCTCTTACTATAACTGATACATATTTTTGAATGTCTTTAACAGAGAAATTATATTCTTTAAATAGTTCTGTTTCCTCTTTAATAATATCTTGGATTACCCACTTAATAACTGGCCCCATATCTTTCATGGTGGGGTAACCACCGTTATTTGTATCACATACTTCTTGAACTGCTTGTTCTAATCTCCACCCAGGGGTTACTTTATCTGCAAATTCTTGTTTTTCTTGTTCTTTGGGATCTTTTTGTTTAGGTTGTTTTTTCTTGTGTACTTTAGAGTGAGATTCACCTTTATGTTTAAAAACAAGTCTTTTATCTTTATTATATGCTACACAAACAATCCCTTCTCCGGTACCAGTAATACCGTATGATTTTGCTGCAGGCGATTCTTTATCCACTTCATCTCGAATTTTGTTGAATTCATCTGCACATGGGTTATTATAATCTGCTTTAATTTCCCATGTTTTGAACTCAAAAATACTTCTTACTGTATCAGGCCCAAATTCAGCAATTATATCAAGAATAGTTTCCGGATATCTTACCCATTCGTATTTATCAATTTTAAATCTAATACCAAACATAAAGAATGTTTTTTGGGGTATTTCATTTATCCCTACCCCTTTTTGGATACCTGGCCCCGCCCACTCACCTGTTAGCATAATCTTAGACCAATTACCTGGAATTGAATCTAACATTTCCTTAAAATATTCTTTATTTGTTTCTACAAACATTGCAAAACCAGCATTATCCTTTTCAGGGGTGATGACATTACCCTTTGATAGTGCTGTTATTTCCTTGGTACTTTTATCAAATTCTACTCCTGCAAAAGTCCCATGAAGTTTTTCAGTACATATAAAATTCAAAACTGGAAGTTCCTTTGTTTCATCAGTTACTATTGTACCATCCTCTAATGTTTCTATATAGTATGTTTGATGTCTAACATCATGTACTGTATCAATAAATTTTTTGATACTTGGCATATTACTCATTGTTTTCTCCTTTTATGTTTCATTACAAATGACTGTGCCATCATTTTTTAAGATATATTCATAATCTTCTCCAGCATTTGAATTAAATGAAATAACTCCCCAACCTGTATATTCGGAATTATCAATTTTAATAGAGTCTCGTAAAACCTGAGCAAACTTATATTCTGAATCTATACCTCTTTTTTTAACAAAATTTTTATTAAATTCTTCTAACCAGGGCATCATTTCTGATGGATAACCATCATAATGCTTATAAATTTTAGCATAATTTACGCCTTCAACTTTAATTGTACTTCGTGTTGCCATTCTATCTCCTTTTTAAGAGTCTCTTGTGATATATTCTTCAATCATAGAATCAACAATATATCTATTATCTGGAGAATATTTTTTAATGATAACAAAAAGATCTTCTTCAGCAGTATCTGGTATGATTTCTATTTCTTTACCTAAAAATTTAAGCATATCAGGCAAAATAGTAACATCACCATTATTAGTGTATTCATCGTATGTTTTATTATAATACCAACCTTCTTTAAACAATACTTCTAAAGTTTTAAGTTTAACTATCATTTCTTCTCCTTTAGTTAGAGTTGAAAGGGCTCCCTTTCAAATGTACTGTATTATAACATAAAGAGGCTTACAGATACCTTAAAATCACCCAGACGAATTAAAAGAAGCACAAACAACCCCAGGTTTTTCATCTGTTGTAATTGTTCCTCTTAATTCTACTTTAACATCTTGAGGTAAAGCCCATTCCATCAAACTAAAATTAATAGCATCATCTGTTGTTACCCACCATTCATGATCTGCACCACTAGGGTGAATATATTTTGCTTGCTCTTCATTTTCCGCAATAACAACAGCACTGTCATATGTGTCCCAACCTGAAGATATTTTTTGTGTAAGTAGATAAATATTCATAGAACTCCCTTAAAAATATCTGTTATATCGAATTTCAAAACATTTTTTGAATTAAGTGCATCTTTTAGATCTTTGCTTTCTAATT